ATGTGATGACTGTGAGAATAGTGGTTAGCGTGGTCATTGCGTTGTTCCTTAGGTATGAGTTGCGGTTTCGTAAGTGTTGATTAGTAGCCCAACCAAACAAGAGCGGATTGGGCGTTAAGTCCGCAAATGTTGCCTTCCTCATCCAAGGTAGTTGTGGGCTCAGAGATTACATCCATCAAGAAATCTTCAAAGTCCTCACGGGTTGCCCCATGGGCTTTAAACTCGGACCAAGCACGGGCTTTGGTGATGATCATGTTCTCAGCGGATTCAAAGTAAGTCATGGCGTTGTTCCTTTGTGGGCGTTGTTACGTTAAGGTAACTATGAGCATGGATTTGAAACAGTGTCTACAAAAAAATGCACGGTTTCGAAAAAAAAATCTGAGGGGGCCAGAGGTGCCTATATAATAATGCGAGGGGACCGCGTGGTTACCTTGAAAAAAATTCAGGACGCGGCAAGACACAAACAAGGTCAAGGTCGCTGACCCATCGCGGTAGGTCAACGGCGCTGCCCTATCGTGACCCCGTGTCACCTCATCATCCAACCCCGTGTTGGACCGTGGCATCAATGAAACAAGGCACAAGGTCGCGCATCGTGTCACAACACAGTGACCCAGACCCCCAGAGGCACCCCCTCGGCAATCTCGGAACGCCCACGGATAGCAGGGGGCACGGGGGGTGGCGGCAGGGGGACCGTATTATATACCCTTACAGATTTTTTTGTCATTTTAAGTCGGGGGTATGATCACGACGATCACCTCCTCGCGGTAATCCTATCGTTTACCTCATGGTCCCTCACGTTCCCACAAGATACCCTAAGATAATCCTCATCGTGGTTCTTATCTTATTCTTCTCTAGTTCCTTTAGTATCCTATAGGTATTCTATAGGTATATCTTAGGGGGGTCTCTCCTAGTTACGGTGAAGAATTCTCGACCCCTTATTTTCTTGGGGTTTCTCACCGTTACTAGAAAACCCTAAAGAGGCCCCTAATGAACCCTTATGTAATCATAGGCTCACCTAACTGTGTCTGGTGTAGTCGTGCTAAATCTCTGCTTATGGAAAAGTATTCTGACTATGAATACCATGACCTATCGGTGAACCCTTGGCTTATGTCTTTGTTCAAGATTGCCAACATCAAGACAGTCCCACAAATCTTCGCTCCCTCAGGGGAACTTATAGGGGGCTATGAGGCCCTAGAGAAGCACCTAAAGGCCCACAAGTCTGACAAGTGGCCTTATGAAGATAGCGGGGTAGAAGAGTGATACAAGCTACCTATATAGATCACATGGGGTCTGACCTGTCTGTCGTTAATGCAGCTAGGGTGTCTTTTGGTAAGAAGAGTGATTGGGAGATGTCCCCTGTGGATCACGGCGAGGGTGTGTCGTTCAAGGGATACCCCCACAAGCCCTATAAGAAACTCAAGCAATCCGATAAGAGTCTTATCCGTTACCTAGCGGCCCACAAGCACATCTCACCTTTCGGTCATGCCTTTGCGTCCTTCCATGTGAAGGCCCCTGTGTTCGTCGCAAGGCAACTCGTAAAACACAAGTTTCTCAGGTGGAATGAGATTAGTCGTCGGTATGTAGACGATGAACCTGAATTCTATACGCCTGAGGTTTGGCGGGGGCGTAGCAAGGACAAGAAGCAAGGCAGTGATGGCACTGTAGATTTTGAGGATTACTATAAAGACGAGATGATGCATGATAGCTCCTACTACAAGTATCTTCTTGATTGGGGAGTATCCCCTGAGCAAGCCCGTATGGTTCTCCCGCAGTCCACAATGACCGAGTGGTATTGGTCGGGGTCTTTAGATGCCTTCGCAGCCATGTGTAACCTCCGCTGCAAGGACGACACGCAATATGAAACACGGCTTGTAGCCAATCAAATTAGTGAAGAGATGGGCAAGCTGTTCCCTGTAAGCTGGGAAGCATTGATGAAAGGAGAGGAATGATGACTAACATCGGAGACCGCAACAGCGGAGGCTACAACACAGGAGACTACAACACAGGAGACTGCAACACAGGAGACTACAACACAGGACGCTACAACACAGGAGACTACAACACAGGACGCTGCAACACGGGAGACTACAACTACGGAGACCGCAACACCGGAGACTTCAACTATGGAGACCGCAACACCGGAGACTGCAACACAGGAGAATGCAACTCCGGATACTGCAACACGGGATACGGCAACACGGGACACTACAACAGCGGAAACTCCCATGTTGGTTGTTTCAACACAGTAACGGCAGAGAAAGCGTATTATTTCAACAAGCTAATAAATAAGGCTGATTGGGATAATGCTGAAAAGCCACGGTGGCTTTACGATTTTCCTCAACCCACTTGGGTTTATTCGTATGAGATGACAGACGCAGAAAAAGCAGAAAACCCATTACATGAGAAAATAGGCGGCTTCTTTCGTAAGAACGACATTAAAGAGCATTGGTCGAAGGCATTCGCAAAAGCAACGCCAGAAGATATTGAACTCACCAAAACTCTTCCTGCATTCGATGCCGAAGTTTTCCTCGAAATTACTGGTATTGACCTGCGTGACAAGCCTGTTGCTGCACCGTGTGATGGCCGTGTATAACTGGTTAGGAAAGAGCGCAAACCAATGAATGAAGATGTAGGACTTATTGGTGTCGAGACCGTTAAGGAACACGAAGACGGTTCAGCGGACTATGTGTTTCACTTCGATGCCCATGCACGGGGGTTACTCGCGCAGGAAGGCTTGAAGTTGATCCTATATTGCGCCGCCGCCAAGCTAGATATTCAAACAGTGTATGACTTCATCGAAGATCATGTTCGGGAGAGGCGGGATGACTGACGACGACAAGGTAATCCAGTTGAACCCACTTACCCCTGAGGATCGTGAGGCTATCAAAGTTCAAGACGAGATATACGAGGAATTTGGGAACGTAGGTCTCTTCACCATGAATATCGTAGCGTCTATCTTCGGGGAAGTCTCGGAGAGGATCGACAAGATCGAAGAGAAACTCGACAAGCTACTAAAATGAGTCCTACAGGCCCCTCTGGGGTTCTAGGCTAGGGTAGGATACCCTGAGACCTTAGATGGGCCTGTAGGCACCCTCTCCGTGGCTCTACGGAGTCATCTAAATGAGGTGAATGATAGGGGTTCTTCAGAGATCATGGGTTGCCTAATTTTGTTAGGGTTCCTAGCGTTCTCAATGAACTTCTCTAGTTCCCTATCTAGCAAGTCTTGCTTGTGGGCTTTCTCGCCTTCCAACTCATCTCTGTTCATCTGTTCCACGAAGTAACCCACTGCCATGCTGAGTGCATCCAAGCGGTCATCGTGTCTCAGAGAGCCTTTCTCTGCGGTTACACGGGTCATCTGGTATATGAGCATTTTGTGGAACCTTACGGCTTGCTCATACTTCTGCGAGGTCCTGTAGTCTTCCTCAATAACCCTTGGGTCAATCACCAGCTTATGACGCATCATCACAGGTTCTAGGGTGTCGATAATTCGACGTTCCTTCTGTTTGCTGTGTCTAACCTCTTCGATGAGGCACGGGTGTATCTTTCCAAGAACAGGCTGTAGCAACTTGACGAACATACCGTCCCCGAAGTTGCTCTCGACGACCACATGGTTCACCTTGTATTTTTTTGCGATATGGCTGAGTTCAGTTAGAGTGGTGTCATCGTAACCACCGCTAAGACCGCCACAGGCTACCACGAAGAGGTAACCGTTGAGCATCTTAACAACGGCATAACCTGTCTCGTCAGAACCACGACCACTAGGGTCGATAGACATGACGCACCCTGAGAATTCCGAGAATACATCCCCTACGTTCATAGGGGGATACATACGGTCCCCTCGCATAGCTGCGTTGGGTAGATCGTTTAACGCACGGTCCTCTAGGGGTCCCCATGTGATCCGTAGAGGTCCCTGTTCATTATCCACGGACATGATTAGAAGATCACGAACCTTGAGCGGAAAACGCTCCATGTCCGATAGCTGGGTTGTCAGCATGAACTGCATGGCAAACCCCGCCTTACCGTAGGATGCCTCGCGTTCTAGGAGGTCTTCCTCGCCAAACCGCAGGGGGTCCACGGGTGTCGATGGTTGTAAGCTAAGTTCCTTGATGAACGGCGCGAGGCTATCCCCATACTTATCCATCTCTTCCTTGGCGGGCATTCGGGCGGGCCAGATACGGCACTCATAGCCGCGTTCAGGTAGCTTGGCGTAGAGGCTATCCTCAGTCTGAGGGGTTCCCAAGAACACCACGCGGGATGTTGGGAGAGGCTTGAGAACAGCATCGAATTCCTTGATTGTCTCAGCCAGTTTATCCCGCATCTGTTGGGTGCCTGAGTTATTCAATACCTCAACGTCATCGGCAATGATTAGGTCAGCACGGGAACCCGTGATCTGCGAGGTGATACCCACAGATTTAACGCTAGGGGACTGCGAGGCTGTCGCTGGGCCTACGTCGAAGCTGATCTTGGACTGTCGTTGTTCCGTGCGGGGCTTGAGGTATTCAAGACCCTCTAGTTCCCAGATAAGACGCTGACAGAAGGTGGAGAAAGCATCGGCACGTTCTTTGGACGCAGAGACCACCAGTATTTTTTCTTCGGGGTCTTTGAGTAGCCGCCACACAACGTAACCCGCTGTGAGGTGAGATTTACCCACCCCTCGAAAAGCCTGAATGATGGAACGCTTGGGTCCATGCTGCAAGTAGTCTGCTATATTAAGCTGAACGGGTGTTGGCTCTGGGAGACCGAGGTGTTGGTGGATGTAGTAGACAAATATCTTAAAGTCTGACCGAATTTTTTTGTGAAAAGGTGTATCAGGTATAGCCATGAGTTTCCTTAATGAAAAAAAGAGGCCCCACTAGGGGACCTCAATTTTCTTAGGTTAAGTCTACGATTTCACAGGACCCACCGCTACAGGCTAGGGTTTGTGACCCTGCGGTGTTGTCTTCGATTTCGTATTCTTGGAGTTTCGACCAATCAATGCTCTTAGGCATAAGGAAGGCGAGAGCCTCATAATCGCTCTTACCAATCTCTTCGTATGGTGCTTGTTGGTAGGTGTGTTCGTTATAAGGTAGGAACGATACACCCGACATTTCATCAAAGTGTTCGTAAACAAACGCCCCAACCTCAAACCACTCATCCGCTTTTACATTGATGGTTACGCTTGGTTTGTGTTCGCACCAGTGACGCTGATACGCCAGCCACATCTTTAGCTGATCAATAGCTGACACATCAGCGGTTACAACAGCATTCGTAGGTGCTTTGATAGGAAAGCTGAACACCATTGTCTGATCTGGTTTGAATACATCTGGTTCCGCAGGGATACCCTGATCAACCATGAACTTCGTCAGGGGGTCCTTAATGTCACCACGAACACGACGAATGTAGTAATTGGAATGACGAGCGTGGATACCAGAAGCAGAGTCCACAAGTTGACTGACGGTTCCAGAAGGCTTAACGCAAGTAACAGCAGTAGAAACAGGGATGCCAACACGTTTAGCCCAGATAGCGTTAGTTTTAACAGCAACATTTTTGAGGTATTCAAGAGTGTTCTCCAGTCCAGCGTTGGCTGTCGTGGTGAGAGGGTTGTCCATTATCCCCGTGAGAGACACACCGAGCAATCGTTCCTCTTCGGTATTTCGCTGCCACACCTTTCGCAAGTATGGGAACTTGGTGTAAGTGGATTGTATCGTTCCCAGAACAGCCGCCAATCGAACTTTCCGTTCCAAATCTTCGATAGTATCTGTAGCACGGATAACCACCTCCGTAAGATTGCAGAATTGATATGGCCTAAGGATGATTTCCGAACACGGGTTCGTTCCAAAATCATACGCATCATCCCGCCTTCCATTCTTTGCTGCCTGTTTCTTTGCGGCTTCACGATTGAAGATGCCGCGCTCACCACTCCCACTCTCGACCAATGCCATCCACTCACGCATGAACGACATACTGTCGGGCTTCTCCGTGTATGACACCGAGTTATTCGCCAAGGCACGTTGAGGGTTGTTTGTCCACCATTCGCCAGATTTGGCGTGTCGCATACGGTCGTCCGAAAGGTTCGAAAGACTGATCATCGCAGAACGGCGCACACCCCCAACAACCACGATTTCACCAATTTTACACATGATGTCGTGGCATTCGATGGAAGAGAGTTTACGTCCCTTGGCATTCTTGAAGACGTTCACGGTAAAGTTAAACAAGTCTACGAGAGGCGCTGGGCCTGAGGCACGGCCCCCGAAGGTCTTGAGTTTTGCCCCAGCGGGGCGAACAGCCGACACATCCCACTTCGGGATTTCTCCAAGATACAGGAAGGCAACCAGAAGACGGTAGGCTTTAGCCCATCCCTCTTTGCTATCCTTAACAACGATGGTTGTCTCGGACGGAAACAACATTTCAGGGATTTCAGGTAGCTTGTTGATGTATTGACGCTCAACAGAGAAACCCACACCAGTGCCACACAAGAGGATGAACATGGCCTCGTCAAATGACTTGGGGTCATCCACGGGTAGATACGAACAGTTGTATCCAGCGGTGTTGTCACGATCCAAAGCAGTCCCAGCGGTCATCATCGCCCTCATCGAAGGCATAACCTCTAGGTTCAGGATTGCATCGCGGATTTCGAAGTAAGTAAGGTCATCTTCAAGAACCACAGGGCGCACTACTTTTTCCATGTAGCGGTCCACGGTCTCAGCCCATGTCTCGCGGCGCTTGTAGTCATCCAGCCATCGGGCATACCGCGAGGTGTGAATGAACGCCTGATAATCGGTCGGGAAGTAGTTGCTCATCGCACATCTCCCGATCCCGCGAGAACCCCGCGTTCTTGCCGTGATTTAAGTTTAGCTAGGTTATCAGCGGCAATCTTGTCCAAGTCTTGCCCAAGGTCGTGAGCGAGAACGGCGATATACCAGAGGCAATCCCCAAGTTCCTTCGCAATGTCTTCCTTGGTCGCGGTGTCAAAGATACCATCCTTGTCCCGATATACTTTTTTGATCTTGTTAAGGACTTCACCGACCTCTCCCCCAAGACCCATCGCTGGGTATGATACTCGGTGTGAATTCGGGTAGATTGCAGTCTTAATAGCCTTGAGTTGATAAAAAGAGAGGTCCATTCTCGCTCCTAGTTTGGGTTACCTAGAAACGGTGAAGAACGGACCCCTAGTTGAAGTATTCTTCGGTGCCGAAGTCGGGCAGGGAGTTCATCAGGGCGGTCAAACCCTCATTCTCAGACGCCACGGCTTCGATGTTGTTGTCTTTCAGGAACCTAATCGCTGTAGACAACTCTGCGGCTGTCGCTTCACCGCTCTGAATACGTTGCAACAGATCAGCGGCAATCGCCGCATGAAGGTCCCCGAGTAATTCTTTGGATGCAGACATTCTAACCTCCACAGGCTCTATCTAGGGCGTCTAGGAGCGCCGCCCCCGTCACAACCGACTGATCACCACCATCGGACAACAAGGCCCCTGTGTGGTCATCTCTGAGCCTCTCTGTGCCATCACAGATAGCTTGATCACTTACGGCGGTCGCGCAGCCACTCACGAGCAAGGTCAGCATCCCGAGTAACGGAATTAGCTTCATCTATGCGTTCCCTAGTGTCTTTGTAGTTTTCTAATTGTTGCTTATTGATCTTGCCTTTTGCACTCTGGGTGCCTTTGAAGAAAGCAACGGCGAGGACCGCTAGGAACGAAAACGCCCCTAGCAGCCAAAGTTTGATCCGAGCGAAGATCATCGGTCACCCGCGTTCCACTTGAGGATACGCTCCTTCAAGATAAACAGGGCCGCTATTGCAACAAGCGCAACGGCTGCAACGACGACCAGTTGGGCCGTTCCGTCCAGAGATGCAACGGCAGTTACACCGCCAGTAGCCGCCCCAGCAACTTGCACAGCGGTCGCTTGAATTGTCTTACTCTTTGCAATGGTGTTGCGGGGTTGTTTGATCGTGCGGATACCGAGCAACTTTGTTTTCGGGTAAGGTTTCAAAGAAACTTTGTTACCTTGGTTACCTCCGAGAACGTAGATATGCTCTTGGTCTTGGTGGCTATAGAATGCCACATGGCCCTGCCAACCGTCTTTGGAACCACGCCAGAAAACCACAACGTCACCCTTCTGGGCCTTGTCGAGTTCCACAGGGTTCCCCCAGTTTAGGTAGGACCGTGCATTTAGTTTGTTTGTGCCTTGAATACCGCATTCCGCCAACACAGACCCGACAAATGCTGCACACCACGGTGTCTCGTCATCTTGAACCCAAGAGTTACCAGAGTCAGCGTAGAATTTCAGAATTTGCGGGTTGTGTTTTGCGGCGGGATATTCGGTTACCCCGAGGTATCCTTCGGCAACATCATAGATATGTTGTGCCAAAGTTTTTCCTATTTACTGGTTACGAGAAGCCATTGCCTCAACAGCTTGTCGGATTGCTTTTATGTTCTCATCAATACGGGCCATTGACACAGCTTGGTCATGGACAGCCTCTTCGATTTTGGTGACACGGTTTTGCATTTCAGAGATTGACACTCTGTTACGCTCAATGTCTCCCATCATCATTGAGACAGTCCAGACTATCGCTGCGCCTTGGGTAATCAGACCGAAGATCAGAGTAATTGGGACACTCTTGGAGAGGTGCCAACTCTCTTGACTTTCAGTTATCATCGAACAAGCCACTCCTCAATTAGCGGATTACCTTCTTCATCTTCCTTGAGGGTTCGCATCTTGATCCAGCGGTCACCAACAGGTTGCCCAGAGTGCATCCGAAGTTTCCCCATAAGACCGATTGCGTCCCATTCTTGACGCTCTTGGCGAGACACATAGGTTGCCTCACGATCCCAATCATCTGCGAAAGCAGTTTCAAAGCGATCATAGAAGATTGCATCCTCAGGGACTTCAAGGTCCTCGGGGATTTTGTCGGCAAGGTATTTGTGTTCCATGCCTGACTTATCGAACCACTTAACACTGGGTCGAGCGACTTTGATCTGTCTTCCCCAATCGTCACGTTGCGCCCAGCCCGACCACTTCTTCAGGTCGTTGTCCCCTAGGACAGCAGGTTCAGCAGAGACAATGCCTATGATAAGCGCAGGGTTGTCTTCTGCGGTTGCCTTACGGATTTTGTTACCAACGAGAATGACAGAGTAGCCAACACGATCTTCTTCGTCTGGATTGCCATCTTCCCATTCAAACATTTCCGCATAGTCAGCAGCCGTTGTTGACCATACACCATCGTTGTAACAGTTACCGTCAGCGTCAAGTTCAACTTTTACGTTACCCGCAATAGTGGCGGTAAATACATCGGATGTGTCTGCTACTGAACGGGCGTAAATTCCTGTGGAGCCTACAGCCGAGGTAGCGCGTGAAGTCGCTGCATAGGCTACAACACCAAATTCAGCATTATAGTAATAGTTTGTGGGGGAAGTGCTATCAGTGCAGCCTCGTCCCGCTAGAATAGAATCAGCCGCAAACACTACGCCAGATTGATTCACTTTAAACGCAGGGTCACCTACCAACTTACCGTGACCAGTGTAGCCCCCGTTAGACGCAAAGAACACCGTGTGGTCATTATCAGTGCCCGTAGCTGATTTTACGTTACTATTGTTGGCACCAGCGTTACCATAAACCACCATAACTTGCGACGCAGAGGTATAGGTGTCGGTCGAGCCGTTTCTAGTTCTACCCAGATACAAGTTATCTTGGACGTAGAAGTCGTTTTCGTTAAGGACAGCACGATCAACACCGTCAGTCCTAAAGCGGATTTGGCTATAGGTTGAAGTGTTGTTGTTATCTACGCCGATATAGAGGTCATTGGTGCTGGTTGTGATACCTGCATCAACAGTAAGCGCCCCTGGCATTTGGATACCACCACTTGCGGAGTCGATGGTAATCTTTTGAGGTGTGTTGCTGTTGAAAACAACATCCCCACCGTCAGGGTTAAAGGCAAGAACCGCGTATTCACCATTAGACCGCGCCATAACTTCATTGGCGTCGATAATAAGGTTGTCAGCGGTATCGTCACCGATCTGGAAGGCATGTAAAGTTGATGCAACTGACGCATCGTTTGTTGCTGTGAGCCTTAGGCGGTTGATTGCCGTTTTGTCATCAGTGATGGTGATCTGAGCGCCCGTAGCTGCATCTGCGATACCTAACGTGCTGTTGAAGGTATCCCAAGAAGCCCCGTTCCAGACATACATTTCGTCTGAAGTAGAGTTCCAATAAAGTGCGCCCGTTAGTAGAGCGTTTCCATCGTTATCAACGGTAGGTGCCGAAGCCTTTGAGCCAAGGTAGCGGTCGTCAAAACTGTCGAATGACGCCGCCGCATTAGCTTCACTAACTGCCGCTGCGTTCTTGCTGGATAGAGCGGCGGAGGCGCTTGACGCAGCGTTTGTTGCACTTGTCGCCGCAGCGGTTTGACTTGCGGCACTCGCTTGTTCTGAGGCCAAACTTGCCGCTGCCGAAGTTGCACTCGCAGACGCGGAAGATGCCGCCGCTGTTTGAGATGCCGCCGCAGCGTTCTTACTGGACAGAGCCGCAGCCTCGCTTGCCGCCGCAGCAATGCGGTGGTTATCCGCATCGGTTGCATCAGACTGAACGGTGGCAAGGTAGGTCTGGGTAGTGTTACGGGCAGTTTCAGCCGCAGTTTGCGCGGTTTGGGCGCCAATCTTGTGTTGTTCAGCTTCGTCTCGAAAACCTTCAGTCGCCACCTGTGCAGCCAAGGCACCGTCTTGAGCCGCAGCTTCCACGGTGTCGAGAACCTCCTGCATAGAATACAGGAGATAATCGGAGTTTTTGTTTAGGTCTTCCGCGAGAAGCGCCGAACCGTCACTAAAGGTAACGGCGCGGTTTTGAATTGGTGTTTCTCTTCGTATCTCAATCTCTGAACCAGACGGGAGAGCCGCCCCAAATTCGTCAGTAACACGAACGGTAGTTGAGTTGATCTTTGTTGCAGTAAAATCTGAGGTAGGATCATAACTGGCAGTGCCATTGACGTAAGTCACAATGTGATCTTCGTCTAGATAATCCCATGTGATCAGATAGTCCGTAGTATTACCGTCAGCGATATACGCCGACACAGCATATTTTACCATCTATAAATCCTATTGGTTGGGGAAAACTTCATTAAATCTTTGGAAGCGTTCCAAGCTATTCCGAGAGATTGACGGGCGTAGTTCGAGAAGCTGGGTTCTCTGCGCGTCAATCTGACTAGCCTCGCTACTTTTTAGCAGTTCCAAATATTCAGGCAGTTCACTTTTAGCCTGATTACGGAACGCCGTGATAACTTGGCCTATTGCTTGGCCCTTGGTTCCTCTAGAGGATACCCCACGTTCCCCGTCGATTAGTCGCGTCCTATATTCATCGGAAGCTATAAGTTCAGTGAGGGTTTCTCTGAGAGTTTTCCCGTCGATAGTCGTAGTCGAAATCTGTTCGAGAAGTTTGTCGTAAATCGACTGAGGACCATCACCATAAGGAATATCCTGTAGGCTTTGGTTCCGACCGTCGAGATAAATAGTGGGGCTTATTTGGGAGAACGCCGAACCGTCCTGAATAGAAACACGGCTCAGTTCAGCGAGGACCACATCTGCCTCACGGTAGTTACCGATATTTGCAAGACCGAGTGGGTCATACTTGGCAGTAGGTCGCATTACAATTTCACCCAGAACATTACGCTTGGGATCAACTTCATTATAAAGACCAGTGCGGGATAGGAAGGAGTCAGAAATGCTACGCACCTCACGGAACGCTTCGTCACCGTTGGTTTGGTTGAGAATGTTAGGAACAAACGATCCAGCCATAGAGTAGAAGGCTTGCTCAGACTTAATGGGATCACCAACCATCATATTGAACAGGTCGGAAAGACCACGGGTGAACGTCTTGTTCACAGTGTTCTCAGCGACCGCCAAGGTCAGTGCCGCAGCAATGTGGGTCTTTGAACTTTCGCGCTCATTGAATGGATCACGGACAATTTCGTTAATGTCCGCAAAGACAGACAACACGTTTGCCAGAGGTTCAAACCGCTGATAGCTGACCCAATAGAATGAGCCATCGTCACGCTGAACCTTGATCGAATACGGTTGGTTGTTCTTCATCCACTCCGCACGAATACGCGGGTCTGTAGGACCAGAACCCGTGAAGTCCCCGCGTCCCGCAAGGAAATACCCTACGGTAGTTAGGGCAAGACCCGTCAAAAACTTACCACGGGCTTGAGCCACACGGAGGGGGTCTTTACTAAACAGATCATCGCGGAACCGCTTGGAAGCAAACTGCAACACAGGCATATTCTGGAATGATTGGCTTAGAATGTTCACAGGCGTCCGCACAAACGGAAGGATGAAACGGAACAACGCCGCACTACCACCCTCACCACGAACAAACTGTTGCAGCTTCCACCCAGCCGACCCTTTTTCAAGAGCCTCAGTAAAGGTAATGCGCTGGGCTTGTAGGAGAGCATCCGCACGGATTGCCTCACCGTTAGTTCCGAAACTTTCGCGGAGATACTTCTGGATAAAGTCCGCACGTTTTGTGCCTTTGAGACCCGCAACGTCAGCTTGCATCGCTGCATCTGCCATTACTCGCCCACGATAAGTGGATTGCTTGAAGAATTCATCCATTGACAACAAGAACCGAGAGGGGGCCGAAATGACCTTCATGGGTATGCTCTTGGAACCTTTTGCAATGTCGTCAGTAACGTCAAACTTGGTCGAAAGAACATCTAGGATGGAGGTGTCTTCCATGAACGCCTTACCAGACATACGCAGCGCCTCAAGTGATGAGGATAGCTGATACATCAAGGTTCGTGCGCCATGCTTGACCTGACCGCCCATGATTTGCTGCAACGGGATCATCACGGAGTTGATAGCGTTACCCACAAGGTTTACCTCTTGGGTTCCGATACCAGACAACAGAGCGTTGATCCTGAAATGGTTTACCATGTCCATCGTTTTCTGGACACTTTTACCAAGGCGCAAAGAGGTCTTGAGAGGTTGCTCAGAGTTCACAACAGCTTTAGCAATCGCCCTTGCGTCAGAATTCTCCGCAGAGTTACGGAGCATCTGGCGTAGTTTGGGGTCAGCAATCCGCGTCATTTTCATAGCATTCAAAGCGCGGCCTACGTTGGCCCGTGCAGCATCCACCGACATGAGAATGTTTGCAGCAATCTCACGACGAGCGTTGAAGGCAAGCATAGCTTCATCAATGCTTTGGTATTTACCAGCGACCTTGCCGCTTTCGATCATCTGAGCGAGGTCCTTAATCTCAAGTTCCATTGCTAGAAGCATCTGGTCCTTGGCGGTAATCTCTGCGGCTAACTTGTGGTAGGGAACATCCTTGAAGCCACCCGTCATGTCGTTCAGGAATTTCTCGGGGTCTTGGTCGAGCATATCAGCCATGTGACGCACTCGCCGCGTGGTCTGCGCTCTCACCGTGTCCCACCGCTGAACGTCCCCGCCACGCATTTTAAGGAATTCATCTTCCATAACGTGTTTGACCGCTGCCATCTGAGCCAGAACGTCATCGAAGTCGTTCATGGTATCAACGGAGCGGAAGGACATTTTGACAGCCCGTGCAGCGCCTTGAGGATCACTCGCGGCTAGTCGGGTGCTGTAACGGATATTTTCAATCTGTTCTGCGGTTAGACGATAGGGAACCTTAATTGCCTGACGGATTTGATCGACGGTTTGGCCTTTAGGTGCCTCAAGGTCGAGTGAGAGTTGACCGTCTACATCCGTCTTAGGGAACAGACGGTTGGTCATCTCTACTGTCCTTTGGGCGTCCTCAATAGCTTCCTTTGCGGCTGTGTTTATGGGTTCGTCCATACGCCGAGAAGCATCTTGTGCTTGTGTGAGAAACTCCTGCGCCGTTTCAGTGTCGCCAGCCTTCTGGGCCTTCATAGCCTTGAGGCCATAGAAGACACTTTCGATAAACAGACCAGCAACACCGCCTTCCGCGATATTACGGGCGCGGTTCATCCATTCTGGATCGTCGGGGTCAGTCGCAAGAAGGTCACCAAAAGTCCCGAGGTCAAGCCCAAGGCTTTCAGCTACACCAGTTAGGTTAGGGTCATCTGGATTGATGATTGTTCCGTCAATCACAGCACCAGCCATGATACCTTGGAAAATCTTACCGCTCTTAGCGATCTTTCCGAAGGCCCCAAAGTAAGGGACAGCAAAGGTAGTCACACCCTGAACAAAACCACCAGCCATTGTTTCAGCGTCATTAACGTAGTTGAAGCTATCCTCACCTACCTGACCAGCATCTTTAGCAGCCTGAAACTCTTCGGCGGTCATCCAGCGGAAACCCTCCCCGTCACCCCAGACAAAACGTCCAGTAGGTCCAAGGGCGGTATCCCCAACCCAATCGCCAAACTTGGCTAGGCCATTCACGATGTCTTCTGCACCAGCAAGCGGCGCTTGAACAAACATATCGTAAGCAAGGCTGTTTTCACGGCCCCCCGAGGTTTCTTGGGGAGCCGCTCTTTGAGTTAGAATGGTTTCTG